TCTTTCTCCATTTTTCCGAAATCGCTGAGAATTCACCCGGGGGGATTCTGAAATCATCCATAACCTTATCACCATCGTTCTATACTGGCCAGCTTCTTCTTTCTTACAAACCTCTTAGGAGTCCGGCCATGTCGTAGGTTGTGACACTGTGTGCACAGGCTGATCAGGTTATCATTATTCAGACCAAGTTCCGGATGTTCTTTCAGCTCTTGAATATGATGTACTTCTTCCGCTCTCCAGATCATCCGATCTCTTCCGGTTAGTTGTTCACCTGCTGCCCGTGCGTCTTTCAATCTCTTCCGGCAATCCTGGCACTCAAACCGGTCACGCTTCAGGATCTCTATTCTCTTTCTCTTCCATTCACTGGAATTGTAGAAATGCTTTGCTTCTTTATCTGTCATTTTCCTTTACATAACAAAAGCGCCCATGCGAGAATGGACGCTTTACATTCTTTGAGAAGTTTTTCTGAATGTCTCTTATATTTTTTTCGATGATACCATAATACCACAGTCAACCGTGAAGTAAAGTGAATTTTAGTGAATTTTGATGAATTTTAGTGAATTATAGTGAAGTCTTTTCCCAGGAACATAATATACATCAAGTTTACACGGATAACAGTGTAATATATATCATTTACTTTACACGGTAAATCGTGTATTATAATAGCATAAGGAGGTGAGATACATGAGTAAGAAGAAAAAGAAAAAAGGCAAGAACAGCGTCCTTGAAAACATCGTTCTTGCCACTGCAATTCTAAACTTGATTCATTCGATTATAGAATTGCTCGATACACTCAATTGAGTGCTGGGGAGGCTTCCACAGCTCCCCTTGTATAAAATATATCGAAACTCATTTAAGAAGTCAAGCCTTAAGAAAGGAGCACGAAATGAAAATTGCATTTTTGATCTTTCAGATAATTTTTGATTTGTTTGTTATCATCTATATCCTGAAAACATGGAGGGACAGAAAATGATCGTATATAAAAATATTCTGGGGAAACTCGCTGACGCAGGTTATAATACCACACGGATTCGGCGTGAGAAAATTCTGAGTGAATCCACGCTCACATACATCAGAAATGGAAAGAGTATTTCAACTGATACTCTTGATACCATTTGCAGGCTTACCGGTTTGCCGGTAGAAGATCTGATAGAATACCAACAGGACACCAAATAAATTTATATTATAAGAGCCGCCTCAACTGGTGGCTCTTGGTTTTGCGTTCTTATATTTCCAAATGTTCCAGTGCTTTTCCGTGAATGTCCAGTACCCATCTTTTTGAATAATTCATTTTTTCTGATATTTCTTCCCAATCCCACCCTTTAATATATCTGTAAAAAAGAACGTCATTTTCTTTCTTCTCTTCTAGTTTGCTGATGCTGTATACAATCTGGGAGTAAGCTTGCATCTTCTGTTCTTTTTCTTTTTCCAGTTCCTTATCTTTCTCGTCAAAAAGTGCTGCATAGTTTTCCAATCCGCCTGCTGCCCCTGCATGTGGCATTCCATCCATGTTCTGCATCGGAAGCATCTGCATTTCTCGCAACTCTTCGATCTCTTCCAATATCCTTTCCATTCGGTTCGCATGGAGCCGATATGATCTCAGAAATTCTTTTTTAATCTCATTTTCTTTCTTTTTATCGTTTTCTCTTTTCAATCTGTTCCCTCACTTTTTCCTTACAATGTTCTATGATATAATCCGGATCCGCTTCCGTATATCTTTCCATTTCATTTTTAAAGAAATTCTCACACTCTCCTTTTCTCCAGAACGCTTTCTCGTTGTTCGGATTCTTATCCAGATCTTTCAGTGCTGCTATATAATCCTGACATGCAAGCTTTACGACTGCATGCGCCAGCGCTATATATCCATCAGTCGTGTCTCCGACCTGATCTATCATCTTGCTCGTGTACATCCATCACCCTCCTTGTGTCTATCCCCCATTTTTCCAGACAATCCAGAATTCCATATTCCTGATAATTATTTCTAATCAGGTTCTGGACTGCTGCCCCTGCATCATGTTCCATCTGCTGCCCCTGTGCTCTGATCAGGTTGCCCGCCTGTTTCCTCTCCATCTTTCTTCCCTTCCTCTTCGGTGTCCATAAAACCTAAATTTTCCATCTCTTCTACCTCCTTGATTCCAGGTTCTCTTCGTCAGTTACTTCACGATACAGCTCCGGTAATGGCATCCAGGCATTCACATATATCCCGTACTTCGAATAAGGATCTTCGTCATCACCCGGATAGAAGCTGCCGCCCTCATCATCTGCCTCATATCTTGCAATATCTACCATTGTTGCATTTTCAAATGATACCAATATATAACTTTCATCCTCTGGTGCTTTCTCAGTTATCGGAATCCACTGAATGTTTTTCAACATGCTTAACGCTTTTTCCTGTTCTTCTTCTGATTCGCAATGAATCGTGATGTCATAAGTATCATCATATGCTTCCCACTTGCCAGCATCGTTCTGTACAAGCTTCATCTCTTCACTCATCAATCATTCCTCCTCATAATTCATTACAATTGTAATTACTTTTACAAGTACTTTTTGAATCTGGTCATAAATGTGATGATCGTCATTTCCAAAGTGCGAATATATCCTTGCGTTCTCTTTTCCTCTGTTGTAGCAATCTTCCATAAATTCAAAACAATATACATCATCTTCCTGAATGATTTCCCCGTTTTCTCTCCATTCGTAGAGAATGCGATTTTCCACCATGTCATTTACAACATCATCAGAATCCTTGTCACCATTCAAATGTCGTACACAGCAATCAATATATCCAAGCTTGTCACAGTATCTGTATTCTTTTGCCGTTTCTTCCGTATAGTCTTTAAACGACTCTATAATCTGTTTTTCAAAATCTTCTGGCAAATTGAAAGCATCTACAATCACACCTCTTGGTAACTCTATACTATAACTTCTCATTACTCTCCGCCCCTCCTTATAATTCTCAGCAGGTCTTCTACGCCTTGCACGTAACCATCTCTATACTGATTCGCATCCCTGATTGCTTTCGCCTGACGTTCATCTGCCAGTTTCTGCAATCTGTTTGCTGCATCTTCTATCTGTTCATATTCTTGCTTCTCCATCTACTCCACCACCTTCCACGATCTCGATCACCTCTGCCAGTTTCAGCAGCTCACAGGGCTTGTCCTCTCCGACAATCCTCGCATACCGGCTTTTCTCCTTCAGCTGCTCGATCACCGCATACCGGTCAAACACTGTTGGCTGCTCATCAATCACCTGCAGCAGTGTCTTCTTCCCGGTCATATAGTCTGCTGACAGTCCATGCACCAATCCGTCCACGCTAATCATTCTGCTCATTCATTCCACTCCTTCATCTTCAACCTTGCTCCCTTTTCATACACCGTGCACTCTTCTACTGTGCATCCTCGGCTGTGCTCCATAATCCCTGCATAGTCACATCCATTGACTTCTGTCCGCGCACTTCGGTACTTGCAGGACATACACAGATGCCGGTCCGCATTCTTTCCGGTTTTTCCTTTCTCCGCTTCCTTTTTCTGTTTCCGGAACATGGCTGCGTAAGTCCCAACCGTTCCAACAGGGATACCAGTCTTCTCTGCAATCTCCTTGTTCTGGTAGCCTTGCTCCACCAGTTCTCCAATTATGGTTCTGCGATCTTCATGCTCGCTTTCCGGAAGCGGGGTTGATTTTCTTTTCGTTTTCATTTCAGTCTCCTTTGGCTCATCTGGGGGCAATACTTTCTTCTGCCAGTTCCTCCGTCTTCTGCTCCACCATTTCTTCAATTGCCTGTTTGAATTCCGGATTTTCCACTGCCGAAACTGCGTCCACCAGATATCTTGCCTCTTCCGGCAGTAGCTCCTCCAACCTTTGGATACTCAAGCTATCATCATCAAACTCCGTAAGCATCAACACTTTCTGACCCTTTAGGAATGCTTCCAATGCTCCTGACCTGCTTCTCTCTGTTATTCTGCTCATACATCCACCTCTTCCACTTTTTCTCTTCAACCGAAAACTCAATATCTACGTTCAGGACATCCTCCCCAAACACAAACGTTAATCGTCCGCCACTTTCATTCCGTTTGTCGCATTCTTTCAGGATTTCCATCAAGTCATGCATAAATCCCTCGGAAAAATTAAAATCCATTTCCGTTCATCATTCTCCCTTCTGCAAATTCTTCAGAAATTCCACCAGGTACGTCTTACTCTCTGCATAGTGTATATACTGCTGATCATAAGTCTCATTTCTTGTGCCGGCTTTTCTCTTTCCCTTCTCCAACAGATGGTAATAATGCTCATCACGAGGCACGCACTTCCATCCTTGTTCCCTCTGAGGATATTCCGTAACCACCAGCCTGCTGCCGTCCTCGAAATCATACTTGTAATAATTCACATCAATGTGATCATCGTAATACCACAATCCCCAGTCCCGATAGTTATTCAGCCATTCTTCTCGTTGAGTATTGTTCTTGAGCTTCGGAAGCTCCGGCTGTTCCGGTTCTTCCGGTGGATTCTCGATTGCATCCACCTCGCAGATATATCCTGCCAGTGCTGCAATCAAAATTTTTTGCTTTCTGATCCTGATATCATTCGGACCAAATTCTTCCTTAGCCATCTCCAGATATCTCCGAGCCTTTTCATTCTCTTCCCTGGCAATCTCGAGATCACTCTTGCCAGATGTCTCCTCATACAGTTCCACTGGATCCGATTCTTCTATCACTTCAGCTACCGGCTCGATCACCACATCTTCCACCAGCTCGGGTGTCTCATCATATGCGACGTCGCACATCGCATCTTGCTCAACCATCTCAGGCTTATCATCTGGCAGGATTTCCGGATAATCTTCCACATTCATCTGGCCGGGAATCTGTTCTTCCGTATCCAGTTCTTTTATCTCTGGTACTTCTACCACTTCCGGAACCGGTTCAGGTTTCCTGATCTCCCGGATTTCCTTTACCGTCATTTCTGGTTTTACCTCCTCGATCTGCTTATCATCCAGATACAGCATCTCCTGCAACTGACTCTTTCCGTATTGTCGATACCGCTCATCCAGAACTGGTGAATTACCCTGGACCGAAAACCGGTCATTGATTGCCATCCATCTGGAACAGGTTGATCTCTGAATTCCATACAGGTCCTCAGCAAATTCCCAGATTGATGCATACCCATCTGCCAGATACATCTCATGATCTCTGACATATTTCAGGTAATATCCGACAGCCACAAATTCTCTCGTCATATTTGCGATACTTTCGAGGATAATGTCTTTCAATTCCGAATATGTAATGTTTAGATACCATCTCTCTTCGTTCATGCTTGCCCCTTTTCTGTTCCTTTTACCGGTTCCGTACTTCCCTTTGTTTTTCTCCGCAGATACTCAATCAATTCTCCGGCTGTCCTCTGGTTCCCTGCTGCATATCCTCTCAGGATCAGGTGCTCTACCGTGTCCATGTCGATCAGATTTGCCATACTTCTCCCACCTTTCACACGTTCAGAAGCTGTGCTTCCAGATCGTCCATATCGTACCGACGTCGTTCAAAATTGTTCAAATTCTTCCCTTTCGGCTTATTTTTCTCTGCTGCCTCCTGTGCTTCTTTTGTCAGCCAGCCATTGATAAACCTGCCAACACCACGGCTTGTCTTTCGCTTGGCCGGATTCTGTAAACACCAGGAACACATAAACCGGAGTTGTTGCTCTACATCGATCTCTGGGAATAACTCTTTATAAATTTCGATCTGTCCGGAATCTATCAGGTATTCTTCCCCGCCTTTCAGCAGCATTTTTAGTCCGTTTTTTTTCTGCATCGAACTGTCGCCGGAATCGCTTGCGACAGAAGTATTTAAAACATTAGCATTTACATTTACATTTTCCTTTACATTTACATTTTCCTTAGCTTCGCTCTCGGTTTCTTCTTGCTTCGGTTTTGCTTCTGGTTTGCTTCTTTTTTGCTTTTCCTTTGCTTCTTTTTCGCTTCGGTTTTGCTTCTGGTTTGCTTCCGTTTTGCTTTCCTCTCGCTTCGGTTTTGGTTTTTTTCCGTTCTCATACCGCTTATTGTTCGCATCAATCTGAGGTTTGACCAGAAGGAAGATGGCTGCTGCCACTCCGTCAATCTCCGGTTGAACTCCATTCAAGGCATATTCCATGATAGCAGTGTATGCCTTTACCTGTTCCGGTTCTGGCAGATTCTGGATCGCCTCGTAGAAGCTACGGTAAAATACTACACTATCACGCATCTTTTCTCTCTCCAGTCTCTTCTTGCTTATCCATGATTTCTCCAAATTCTGCCGCCCGTCTCCAGCTCTCAAACGTCTTGATCATAACCAGACGTTTGAACTGTATCGCTCTCGCACGATGCAGCTCTTTGGCCATATATTCCTTGAAAGCCATTTCGTCTTCCAGGCATCCGGGTATTGGACGGAAAACTCCGCCTCCCACATTGATGATACAGTCTCCGTTCTGATTTGCTCTCTCGATCATATTTCTGAATGACCGGTCAATTGTCCGGTTGGATGGTCTTTTTATTGCATTCCGGCTTCCATCCGGGATTCTCGAAAAATAGTCTCTTGCATTCATAAACTTCTCCTTTCTGCCGGAGCCTGTGCCTCCTCCGGCCAGTAGCGTGATGTACTCGATAGGTGCTCAACGAGTTGCCTGCACAGGTGAATCTATGTTAATTAGTTACAACCATGATTTCCCGAATCTGTGAATGAAATCTTCCCTGCTGCCATGATTCTTCTCAAAATGGAGCTGTGCCATCTGCTTCAGATGCAGGTCAATCCCATGATTCGGATTTTCATGCACGCTTTCCGGTTGGAATTCATGCAGATCTGCTGCCAGTGGGATTACATACCCATACATTTCAGATATCTTCCGTCTGCTGCCTGGAAAGATATGATGTATATGCGGATATGGCCGCCCGGTGAAATAGCAGTGATCCAGATCATCCGTGAACGCACTTCTTAGCTTTTTCGACATCTATCCCCCATCTTTCTATCATTTCTTTGATCTGATCCGGTGTGGCCGTCTCAATCCCCAGATTCTTTGCCTGTTCCACTGTAATGTTGATCAGGTCGCTCATCTCCTTTGTATTGAACGTATGGGATCCTCTCAGCATCATATAGGTTCGAAACAGCTTTCCGTTCTTCTCGCGAACCTGTGATGTTGGTTTCAGATGAAGATGTTCATACCGGTCAACTTTCTGCTGGCACTCTTCCGATTCCGGAATGATCATAAATACCGCCTGACCTTCCATGATCTCTATATATCCAAGTTCTCTCAGGTTCATATTGTGCCGGTAACTGACCGGTTCCCTGATTGCTGCCGAGATTTTCGACAGTAGTTGCCAGTAATAAGCATTTGCATTTAAGGATCGGCGCTCCTTGTACGGCTTCATTTCCACCGTCAGATCTTTTTCTTTCAGGTTCTCCAGGTCATAAGCTACATTCTTACTGACTGACATTTTCACGTTACAGCGATTCTCCATGAAATTGATTGATACGCTTTCAATAGTTCCCCTGCATTTCATTTTGGTTCATATTCCTCCTCTTTTTGCGCCCCACAATATTTCAGAGCTGTCTGCACATCAAACTCCGGGACATACTTCCTGGCTTCTTCATCATTTAACATTTCATACCAGGCGCAAAAGTCCAGAAACACTCCAATATGTACCATTGAGCCAATAAAAGCATACCGGTTATATCTTCCGTTTCTTACTTCTTTCCGGAGCCCGTTTATCCTTTTCTGGATCCACGTTTTCCCGCACCCGAACACGCTTCGGAGTTCGGTCTGCTTGTAATAGATTTTCATGTTTTTCCCTCCTCCACGGTCTAAAATCTACGCAGGGCAATCCCCTTGCCTTATCCGAATAACAGCAGCGTGGCCATCCGGCACAGTCGCTACATTTCCCGGTCATACTTTCCGCTTTCCAGGTCGCTTAAAAGCCGGCTTAAATACTGCAAGGCTCTTTCTGCTGCCTTTTTGTTGTACCCTTTCGGACTCAGGTGAATAATTGCAGAGAAGTCGTCTGGCCGAACCTGTCCATTATCATAGACAAAACCATTTAACTTCACTCTGATCACAAGGATCCTGCTATAATTTGAAAATTCCGCGTGTATGTATGGAAGATCATTGGAATTGCCTACCTGTTCCTGAATCTTCCATACCAGCGACATAATCGCAAGAAATTCTTTTTCTCTCACAATCCACTCTCCTTTCTGCGGGAAACTCTCATCATTGATCTTCCTGTCTTTATCCCCTATACTTTTCTTACAGGCTCCTGCCAGAGCCGAGTATTAAAAAGGAGATTGTCTATGGAACCTCATAAAATTGATTCGTATGATATTTCTTTACGTAAAATCGGCGAACGTCTTGATACTATGCAAAAATCTTCACAGATTGACTCTAAAAGAAATCTCATTATCTCTTCTATTGCAGCTATCGCCTCTGTAGTCGCTGCAATTGCTGCTGTAATTTCCCTATTCTGATTGCCAACAAAGCACAATTAATAGCATTCGCAAAGGATGCTATTGATAGCGCTATGATTGCAACCGCTTCTATTTTACTCATCTCTCTCGCCTCGCTTTTGAATCAGCTCAACAACTTATTTCTCAATAATCGGTTCAGCATTCTCACCAACATACAGTTGTTCCGAAATAAGCTTTCCCTCTAAAGTCCAGTATCTCCGCATGACGCATACTGGACTTTCTTCTGTTCCTTTTCCCTCTACGCTGTCAGTCATAATTACCTCTACAACCTTAACTTTCATCTTTGTTCTTGCCATTTTCGTTCACTCTCCTTTCATGGCCCGATTTCCCGCCTTGCTTTCGCCAGGAAATAATTCTTTTCACCTTCCGTCAGTGCCTGGTTTTCATCCGGTCTTACCCGATTCAGGACAACGACTGCACTGACATAGGAATATCCCTCAGATTCCAGTACTTTTGCAAGTTCTGAATTTTTATATCTTCTGTTCTCCACTTTCCGCCTCCCGTTTGACATTTCTCTCTTTTTCGTGTATGATGTTTTTAGACATTACTTAGACTATGAGTGCTCCCTAGTCCTCCGCGACTTTGTGAGCACTCACTTTTTATCCTAAAATTGATCCCATACACAGGAACAGGAAAATTGCTCCGGCTCCAATCAGTACGGAGCCAATCTCCAGAACATCTTCTTTTATCTCTTTCCACATGGCTTGTCCTCCTTTCTGAATCTCTCAAAATCTTTGCAGCGTATTCCCCTCGCCCTCTCTCCGGATGGACAACTGAAATAACGGCTACATTTCAGACATTCTCCGTCTTTGTTGCTAAGTTTCATCGACTTCGGAATCATAGCGAATCCCTCGCCAGTCTCTCCAAGTCTTCCGGCTTCATTTTTAACGCCCGGCACATTTCTCGAAGCTCTCCGATCCGAAGCTGTTCCGGATGTTGAAGCCGCAGACACAATGTGCTGTACGGAATCCCTGTCATCAGTGCCAGCTTTGCTTTATTAATTCCCTGTACTGTCTGAGCATACTCAATGCCCGCCCTCAGGCTTCTGTTTTTCTTTTCTGTCAGTGATAATGCAAGTTTCGGCATCTCTACTCACCTCGCTGATTATGTTTATGTGCTATGGTTTGTATTTGTTGCTAATCAATTGTATCTACCTCTACCGGTATCCACATATCCGGATTGAAATTCAATGTGTACTTATACTTACTTACATCTCCGGATGTAATATCCTCCACTACATAAGTCACATTGTCGCTAAGACCAATAAAATGTTTCTTATATTCGCCTTTTTCATCTTCCACGATAATTTCTAATTGATTGTCCTCTGTATCTGCTTCTATTGACATCTTGCCTGTCATCTGAAACAATACATCCCCTTGCAAGCAATTGATCACTGTTACCTGTCTCACGTCATTAAAATTATCGGCATCCAAAGATAAGTTGTATGAAACCTTATCGGATTCTCTCTGGCAACCTGCCACTGTTAACGTTGCTGTCAGTGCTAATAAAATTGCTGTAATTCTTTTCTTCATTTCATCTATCTCGCTTTCTACGCAGTCTTCTCTTCCGTTTTCTCCTGATCTTCCTTTACGATGCTCATACCCTCCGCAATCCACAAAAGACGTTCTTTCTTCGCATCTGGAATCTTTGGAACAATTTCTGAAAGTTTTTCTAAAATTTCTCTTTCCTTTTCTGACATCCTGTTTCACCTCTTTCTTTTTATTGACTTTTATCTTGTCCGCTCCTATTCTTTAGTTACAGGCTTCGCCAGAGCCGAGTTTGAAAAGAAAGGAGAATTTGCCATGCTTACAAAAGAGTCGAAAACTGTTCTATATCACCTTTACAAAGAATATCAAGTGCGCTGTAGCAACGGACTTTCCCGTTCGTTTTCTAAAGAATTCGGTTCTTCCGAAGAAGTGCAGGAACTTCTTTTCCCCGATTGGTCTGTTGATGACGTAGATGATTGTATGCGTGAGTTAAAACAAGCTGGTTATCTCGAGATCTCTTGTTCCAGTGGCATTATTTATGAATCTAATCTCACCAACGAAGCAATTGCTCATATGGAAAATCAGAGAAAAGATACCTTTCTTAATGTTGCCAGTTTTGTTGCACAATTTATTCCGTAAGTTCCCATGTTTCAGCTATCAATTCTTCGGCGGTTGGTTGCCACCCTTTTACTGGGCGGCTTCCATCCATTCTCATTAATGTACACACATCCCTAGCCTCTACCTTTATTTTTAGATTTCGGAATTCTGGATGTTTTATATACTTCCCTTCCTCTAATGCTCTTTTGGCTGCTTCGTAGATGTTCACTCTTTCTCACCTCACTTTCCGTTGTGCTTTTTCACATCTTAGTTGTATATTATCACCACTTATTTTCGTTGTCAATCTGTTTTTCACAACTAAGTTGTGTTTTTATCTTGACTGTTTATATATAAATATACTATGCTAAATACAAGGAATTTCGAACAAATGTTCTTGCTTGGCGCTGGAAACGGAGGGGCTACATAATGAACGACGAAGAAACACGAAAAGAACTACATGAACTCATCGATCAAATAAAAGATGTCGAAACGATCTCTTTTATATATAAAATCGTTGTAAGGTTAGTGGACTAGGCGAAAGCCTAGTCTTTTTCTTTTGCTAACTCTTCGGCAATCTTCTCCAGGACTTCCCAGTCTTTTTCATCTAATTTGGCAAGTGCCAGTATCAGACGTTCTTTGAAAGAGCCGCTTTCACCTTTAAATAAATCAGTGGTAAGACGGGCTATTTCTTCTTGGCGATCCAATGGCTGCTCCATAGTACCTTCGCCATGTAATAACCATTCTTTTCTTATATGGTATTTTTCACAAATATCATCAATTAACAATTCGCTTGGATTTCCAGTTCTTACAAGTTTGGATATATATTGTTGCGATACGTTCAAAGACTCACCAAAAGCAGTTTTACTTTTACCGGAATGCTCTAATACAATGCCGATTCTATCATTAATGGTTTGCATATCGTTTTCCTCCTGTTATTTCGAAGTATAGACTAATTGCCATAAAATTTCAATATCTTTTTCGAATATTCGTTCAGATTGACAGTTCCTATACTTAATAGACAACGGAATTACCGGAAACTTATGAGCTTTTTGAAAATCGTCCACTATACTGGACAGTTATTTGAAATCTGAATCAAACAGGTCTGTGATCTTACATTTCAGTCCTGCTGCCAGCTTCTCCAGCGTCCTGATCGTCGGGTTAGAATCTTCTCTCATCGTCTGCTGGATTGTAGACTTGGACACGCCGGATAAAATAGCAAGCTGACGAACTGACAGATTTCTTGCATACATAATTTTAGATAATAATATTTTCATGAAATTATTATCCGTAGATTCATGAAAAATATTCTGCACAATGACAATATAATGTGCTTTAAATGTCAAACAAGATATGACCGCTTCGGCGATTATATCCTAATCTAAATGTTTACACATTTTTGAACTACTAATAGGATTAGTCTAAGAATCAGTTCAAAATTAGACTATACATTAGATCAAAATAATAAAAACCGCCCCTGCGCCAACAGAGACGGTCCGGATGAAACATACGCCAATATGTTTCACTCAGCACTCCGAAGAGATACTGATATTAGCCATGTACATATCTTATCATCTCTGGAACGAGTGCGCAATTCAGAACGTTTGTTCTTCTTATTTTCACTCAGAGGAGATGATATTATGCCAACAGCAAAAAAATTACCCTCCGGTTCCTGGAGATGTCAGGTATTCAGCCACAGCGAACCCATTTGTGACCCTAGCGGCACCCCTGTCATCGATCCTAAGACCGGAAGACAAAAACAAAAAAGAATTTACGAATCTTTCACTTGCGATGATCCTACAACACATGGCAAACGAAAAGCAGAAGCGCTCGCCGCCGAATTTGCAGAGAGAAAAAATCATGCTAAAAGACCGGAAAACTATACTTTCAATGATGCTCTCACGAAATATATCGAAGAACGAGAAGCCGTGCTCTCTCCTGCGAGCATCCGAAAATATAGAAGTATGCAGCGCAATTGCCTGCGTCCATTGGCCAGCTATATGCTAAAAGATATGAATCAAGACATCATACAAGGCCACATTAATCAAGCGGCTTTTTCTATGTCTCCGAAATCTATTCGAGACATGAATGGATTGATAGCGGCGGTATTAGGAAGGTTTTATCCGGATCTCCATCTTCGAACGACGCTTCCAAAAAAGCTCCGCCCAAACCTTTACATTCCATCGGATGAAGACATTAAAAAATTAATATCTTCTGTTGAAGGTACAAAAATGGAGCTTCCTGTTCTGCTTGCTGCTTTTGGTGCTCTCAGGCGTGGGGAAATTTGTGCTCTTTCTAAGGCGGATTTTTATGGCAATACAATCCACGTATCTAAAACAATGGTTCTGGATACAGAATCAAAATGGATTATTAAAGCGCCAAAATCATATGCCGGTGATCGATATGTTACTGTCCCAATCTTTGTTGCAAAAAAATTTGAGCAATTAGATAGCGATCGTATTGAAGTTACGCCGAACGAAATCACAAATCGCTTCAAAACGATTCTGAAAAATTCCGGATTGCCGCATTTTCGCTTTCATGATTTGCGTCATTATAATGCATCTGTTCAGCACGCTCTCGGCATTCCAGATGCATATATTATGCAGGCCGGCGGATGGGGGAACGATCAAGTTTTAAAAGAAGTGTATAGACATGCCTTGCCAGACATTCAACAAGCTATGGAAAACAAAGCTCTAAAACACTTTGAAAAAATGCAACACGAAATGCAACACGGAATATGAAAACTCCTGCAAAAACGTGGGTTTTAAGGAAAATAGTCAGAGTTCAAGTCTCTTCTTCCGCATGAAACCCATAACTATTGCAGTTATGGGTTTTTTGTTTTTCTCAGTGTTTATGCGTGTTTGCGAGATTTTCGCATATCAGAGAAATTCTGATATTTCAGTAAAAAAATGTTGTTTTAGACTATGATGCAACACGAAATGCAACACGGAGATGATAAGATATGTCCCGGAAACTCAAGGGTTTCCGGGTTTTTCTTTTTTGCGATGCAACACGACTCTGTTATTTCTTCACAATCCGGATCTGGATTGCTTCAATTCCCTTCCGGAATCCGACAGAACCACTCGCGAATCCTGTGAAAATCGAACAAAATTCAAAAACGGAATAAAAACCATTCCCCTCCTTTTTACGCCAATCTTCAAGTTCATTCATATCGTAATGATACATTTTTTCACCATTTCTATTTTACTACACTTTTATTTTTTTCTAGTGCTTTTAATTTAAAATATTTTTATTAATTTTACTCGAATTCGCTTGACTATTGGTGTCCAATATATTATACTAAAGATAGTTAAAGGATTGATCAGGAATAAGGAGGAACAAGCTATGAAATATACAGTAAAATTTAGTTGCGGACATGAAGAAGAGATGCAGATCTACGGAAAAGCCGAAGCGAGAGAAAAGAAAATAAAATATTTGAGTGAAAGTGGGATCTGCTCAAAATGTTACAAAGAAATGATGAATGAAAAAAACTCTGAAAACTGTGAAGAAGTAAGAATGAGTTACAGAGAATACAAAGAGAATTATGCGGACTGCAAAACAAAATCTGGTAGCTATGACAAAGAAGAAAAAACCATCATCGTTTACGTCCCAGTCTCAGCAGAAGTTGATGCAAAAGAGATCTGTCAAAAAGCGTTGGAAATAATTGTAAGAAATAAAAGAAAAAAAGCAGAGGAAGTAACACCTGCCGATGTTTATGCTGAATTAACAGCGATGGGATATAATGTTCAGGATTTAGACATGCCTGAAAATATAAAAAGTGATATAATTGGGCAAAAAGAGCATTGGTCATAAGGAGAATGATATGTCAAAAAAATATTATGTTAAAAATAGTTATGGCCTTAAGATAGATATGGATGTGGCGATCTCCCTCATGGATAATGAATTGAGAGAGTTTGTTGCTTATCAACTTGGGCTGTCTTCAGATCAGGAATTCTTCGATACCTATGCGAAAGAACACGAAAAAAAATTTGGAGAGGAATGGGAGCTTACAAAGAAGCACCCGTGTTATTGATATGATAAGGAAATGTGTGGTGTGCGGAACGGAATTTAGATGCCCACCGAGTGCCAAAAAACTGACGTGCTCAAAAGAATGCAGCAGAATTCGGAAGAGAGAAACACACAAAGGGAAGAAAAATGTATGGAACGAAGAAAGTAAAAGAAAGCTTGCGGAACGAGGAGAAACGGAAAATCTAAAGCTTGGGACGAAAGCTGCAAAGAGAAGTCCCAAAAGCGGAAGGTTTAAAACGAATGTGAATGCAATAGATTGGCACCTGATATCCCCGGATGGAGTAGAGTACAGATTTCGTTCGTTGAATTACTGGCTCAGAGAAAATTGTCGCGATTTGTTCGGATGCGAACCAGACAGCCGGGGATTTAATAATGTTAGATCAGGATTATCTGGAGCCAAGAGAGCGATGAAGGGAGGTAGTTATGGAAGTACAACGTACAAAGGGTGGAAGTGTCTACCATGCGAAGAGGAGGAAGAAAAATGTACACAAAAGAAATAGCGCAATTATGCGGAGAAGCTTACTATGAGGTTCTTAGAATTCTTAATGGAGCTAAGAGAGATGTTTATCCGGACACATCCTATATATTTCCATTTCGGTGTCTGATACTGCTTTATCCAAGAGCCATAAAAATCGGAGCAACCAAAGAATTAGATGAAAAAATGAGTGATTTGATGAACCTTATATCTACAGATGATATTAAGAATTTAATGGAAAAGCCGATTCAGCAGAATCTTATATTATACTATGAAATTGGAAGAAATAAGCATTTAGAAAAGGGGAAAAGCAAGTGAGAGAACTTGAAAGAAATATTATGTTTGGAAAAGCTGGTGGAAACGCAAGTAAGAACGCATATACCTGCCGAGTATCTCTTCCGTCAGATGCTATTAAGGTATTGGGGGTGACTCCTGAAGATAGGAAGGTGAAAATGATTATTGAAGAAGACAAAATCATAATAACAAAATCTTAAAAATGGAGCCTGCATTCGGCTATATGATTGTTTGCAGGCTCCGCTTTTTTAATTTCCTGTTATTTCTTAATCAGACGAATCTGGATTGCCTCGATGCCTTTCCGGAATCCGACTGATCCAGAAGCGAATCCGGCAGCTACCCAACCAGTCCAGCCAATGGTCTGGATATGTGTCCGATACTGGAGTTCGTAGCCTTCCGGCAGTCCCTCGATCTCCAAGATGATTGCTTCAAGCCGCTTACTCTGTCCCTTGGATCCGATCATGGTGTCCTTGGTGATGTAACCAAGATCTACCCAACCGGTACCCTGAATATGGCATTTACCTCTCAGTTTCAGATCCACGCCCAGTTTCTTTGCAGCCTCTTCCAGGCTGATGTATAAGGCTTCCAAGCGTTTGCCAAATCCGGTCGTACCTGCAGTCTGACCGTCTCGGACCTCCGCACAGTCTCCGATAGTCTGGCAGTGGGCTCTGTATTTCACGCCCATGTCGTTGATCGGATTGCCTGGAATCTGTCTCGGACCATTTCCGCCGGAAGATCCACCGCCAAGAATTTCACTTGGAAAGTCTCTGTATACCTCATTCATGTCTACTCTTCCATTAATTCCCGGAACACTTCCGGAACTGCTATACTGCCACATGTCATAGGATCCGGATATACCTACCGGCTTCTGACTGGAATACCGTGCAACCCACTTCGTGAAGCGATCCAGTCTGTTCCCGATATACTTCTGGTACCAATACTGGCCGGAATAGATGCCGCACCAGTAACCGGCAGCCTCGATTATATCACCAAATACAATTCCATTTTGGACTGCCACCGACTCTGTGCCTCGCTGTTCCAGATCGTAATAGATCGGATAGGACATCTTGCCTTTATACGGAGCAACCAGTCTGAGGGCATGTGCTGCCTCGCTCTTAGCCTGTGCCGTGGTCTTGGCATATGAATAGATATACACACCCCACGGAATTCCCAAGCGTGTACACTCATCTGCGTTGCGTTTGAACTGCTTGTCGTCCTGGGATGCGATATTGTCTCCATATCCGCATCGGATAATTGCACCCTGAATTCCTGCCGCTTTTACCTTGTTCCAGTTGATCACACCATTGTGATAACTCACGTCTATGATTAATTTACTCAAGCCAACCGCCCTCCTTCAACTCTGCTTTCTTCTGTTCAATCTCCGCCTGGTATTCCTGCTCAAATTTCTGCGCCTCTTCCAGAGTCATTTCTTCGAGCTCTGCAACTTTCTCCGCTGTATAACCGTAAGCGAAACTCTTTACGATTTCCTGTACTGTCTGCTCTGTCATTTTTATTCTCCTTTCCGTGCGACGTCGCACATCACTATTTGCTTTCGGCATCTTCTGGTAATTCTTCTGTCATATCTTCCAAGAATTTCTGAATCCATTTCTTGATTCTTGCCGGGACTGGCAAGCCACATAGAGTCATATTCTTTAAAATACTGACCGCTTCGTATAGTATAAATAACAGGCAGAAAAATTCACAGATTCCAAGTTTCTGAATTCCCATAATCTGTATGTACTGCTTCGGAATCATGCCCACTATATTAATATGCATGATCACGTCCGTAGCCATTAAGAGACATACCGAGAAAAGCATGGCTGCCTTGCGGATTGCTCCGTCAATTCCAACACAACTATTAAACTTATGCTCCTTGATTGCCCGGAGGACCCCAAGAAGCGTGTCCAGTGTCACTGCAATCAGCAGAATCCTGATAAATGAGTTACTTGATAGTAATACTAAAATCTTTTCCATCATATAAATCGTCCTTTCCTTGTTTTATGGTATAAAAATAAGACCGGTTACGGTCTTGCTCTAATCTCCATATGTGTCCTCCTTTCAAAGCAAAAATCCGCAGCAAAAGGCATGATTCTCATGCACTTTGATGTAGATTCTTAATTAAATGGCAAAATCGGTGGAAGTATACTGCATGGCACCTTAGAAATGCCAGTTGGCGGAACTGCCAATCTAACTTTCGAAAAGGAATTCGCCACAAAGCCATGTATAGTATTTTGTCCGAGCGATAGCACTGCCAGTGTATTAGTTACATGCACATCCATATCATCCAAGGGCGTCACCGTTAAATCAAAAAATTTAGATAGTGGATACCCTTATTCGACTATATACGTTTCTTGGATTGCATTGGGATAAGCATCGTCAAGTTAGAAGAATATATACAGTGCAACAGATGTAATTAACGCAATCTATGCGCGTATGGCCATTGCGGATTATGATGTTGGTTGCCGCGTAAACATAATTGTTAACGAAAAGCTGTGGTGGAGTGGTATTATCTGGACAAACGGAAGCAACAGCGGAAGAATTTGGGGGATATTATTAAACTTCATATCGACATCAGCTTGTATTTTTAACAAAACAAGCAATAGCAATGCACCAACAATAAAAGAGCTTTGAATTATCCTTTATATACGCCGATATCCGTAAATCCTTTGTAGATTATGATGACATTTCCGTATGGTTTAAATCCACCATTACAATGTACGTTCCAATTGCTGCTTTCATCCTTTTCCCAATTTTTTTTGATTTTAGACTGGCTGTTGTACATACATGTTATATTGTTTGGATCATTTACATTTGCAAATACCATTTCCTGTATATAACCATCAATATTATCAGCACCAACAATGAACGCATATGCTTTACTCCAAGCGTCTTTAGGGAGTCGCAAGTATAAAGAATCCATACCAGATGTGAAAACTATTTGCTTTATATTATACTTTCCAAAATCTAAGGTATCAGTTATTTTGCCATTTAATAAAGCATCGGTCGCATTGGCTCACATTTATGTTCAGGCATGACAAAAACACCCGACTTATGCCGGATGTCAAAATCTCTATTCTGTTATTCTTTTATGCGCTCAGGTATTTACGATGATGATACTGCACTGCCTCCTGATCCACAGTGCAATATCTCATTGTTGTCTCCGGCTTGGAATGTCCTGCCAAGATCATAGCTTCCTGCAACGGCATCCCTCGATTCAGTGCATTGGTCAGCGCTGTCCGCCTGAATCGATGTGGATGTGCGTTCTCAACCTGTGCTCTCTTTCCGATCTGCCGGATAATGTATTCTATCCCCGCCTTGCTCAATCTTTCATGTGGGTTTTTCATCGAGACGAACAATGCCGGATTATTATCCGTCCTGCTTTCCAAGTATTCCCGGATATATAAGTTTGTCCGGTCATTCAGGTATACCCGTCGTTCCTTAGATCCTTTTCCGAATACAATCAGATCTTTGGATGAGAATCGGATATCATTCCTGTTTAAGCTGGACAACTCCGACACCCTGACTGCTGTACTGTACAAAAATTCGAGCATCGCCTTGTCCCGGAGTGTTCGGCACTCTCTCAGCATCCGCTCACGTTCCTCGTCGCTGTACGGTTTCTTGATAACTTTTTCCACCTTGATATCTTCCACAAGTGCCATCGGGTTTCTCCGGATCCGTTCCCGGTCTCGAAGCCACCCAAAGAAACTACTGAACACTGCCCGGACATTCCGCAGCGTTGCATTGCTGATCTTCCGGATCTGTTTATAGGCTCGCAGATAGGAGCTGATATCTTTGGCACTGATATCCAGCACGCCCTTATCTATGTAAGATAATAGGCGCTGAAGCTCGTACCGGTACCTTGTCACGGTTTCCGGTGACTTGCCCTCAAGCGCCTTACTTACCAGAAAATCTTCCAGATCATTCACCCAGCTCCGCTCTGGTACACTCACCGCAGTAGTCTCTGTGATCTGACAGCCACCCAACACCATTTCCAGACAATCCCTCAATAGCTTCAGCTGGTCTTCCTTTAGATGTTCCTGCATTTTCCGCAACACTTCCATGATCTTCTGTTCCATGCCAATCTCCTTTTTGCTTTATTGTAGCATTTTAGGATTCATAACTAAATTAAATGGCAAAACGGCAAAAATCCATGCGGAAAAAATCATCATAACAGCGGACTCGACCAACGTGACGGATGTGATCAATGCCATCTACACACGAATGGCCATTGCTGACTACGCAACCGGATGCCGAGTAAATGTAATCGTCAACGAAAAAATCTGGTGGTCTGGATTGGTCTGGACGAATGGCGGAACCAACGGAAGAATCTGGGGAATGTTGCTGAATTTTACATCAACGTCCGCTTGTATTTTTAATAAGGTCAACAAAAGTGCTACACCGACTGTAAAAGAACTCTGATCTTAGCTTTCAAGATGGCAAACTTCAACACCTTTGAATCCATAATAAAGCACTGTAACTTCTGCATATGGTAAGAAATTGGTAGAATACACACATTTCCCAGTGTTATCAGCACTCCATGTTTTTGATACGGTTGATTGGCTGCTGCTTGTAACTCTTATTGCTCCGTCAGCATTGTCGTCGATGTGCGCAGAGACTACCTCGAAGATTGAACCTTTTATATTGTCTCTTCCTATAATAAGCGCATAAACTTTTGCCCATGAATTTGTCGGCATCTTTAAGCGCATAGAGTCAATATTTGTCGCACCACCAACTCGAAACTCAATATTTTCGATTTTGCATTTTTCCAAAAAACCCGTTTTGCCATTTAATTCAGTAATCGCATTGTTGACCGTTGCCACAGATCCGACAATATTCTTCAGTTCCGCGGCGATCGTAGTCTTCGTCCAATGCCCTGCTGTCCACTCTTCTGCGCTGCTGATTGCAGTGTTGCACTTATACAACGCATTTTCATAGATACAATAATCTCCTACCGCATAAGTCTTTTTGCTGTATGTATCCGCCTGCTGACCCAAAACTGACTCCACCAGATCTTTCAGAACCTTTCCCTGTGCTGCATCCAGCGCACCGGTTCCGGCTTTTGTCGCCAGTAAGTTATTTACAAGCTTGTCTCTTACATTTCCAATTAAAATTCTGCTCATCTTCATCCTCCTATGCTTCCGGGATCGTATAGTACAGATCTCCGGTTTCTTCCAACTCAAACACGGGTGCCGTGTCTCCCACATAATCGCAATACATGTTTCCCGTCTCCGAGTCAACGCTCAGCGTAAACATACCCGCAGTTGGTACCATCACACCGCTCTCACCCTGTTTTCCTCTCGGGATGGTAAACTGCAAAATTGCATTCTGCTTGTCGCCCAGATTCTCAACCGTGGCCACACTCTCTGCCGGTCCGGTTATCGTTTCACCTACTTCAATGGTCGCGGTAAACTCTCCGTTCTCTGCCTTTTCCTCGATAGCATTCGAAATGTTTGTTGCATTTTCCGTTGCATTTTTCATTTTTTCGATGTATTTGTCCAGCAACGGACTTCCGGTAGTACTCTCGATCGGCAGATTGGATGCTGACACAATCATCGGATGCGCATATGAAAAGACATCTAGCCCATCTTTTGACAATTCTACCTGCAGCGTAGCTTGCCCTGATTCAGCCGTCATCTGTTTATCAAGATCAATAATCAGGCTATTGTTTTCCACATCAACGACAGCCTCATCCAAGATTTCTTTTCCAGACGGCTTTTTCACACTGGCCTTTGCAGTTGTTCCACTCTCAATTTCAAAATCCATCACGTGCAACTCTATCTGATAGCCATCGCTGCCCTGTGTGACTTCGATTTTATCTTTTATTCTATCTCTCAGGAGATAGATTTCCCTCACAATTCGATTCATTAAAAATCACCTCCTACGCTGGGATCCAGCGCAACAATGTTAATTTGTTAATCCCCTCCGGCCAGCGCAGAACACAAGACCAGGGGAAGTTATAATAGCTATGCACCCAACCTTCTCGCCCGGTCTGGTCTCCCGTCTGACCGCCAGTGATTCCGCCGTGCTCATTGGATGAAAATTCGGCAAGCTGTCCGTCACCGATGTACAGTGCGGTATGACTTCCGGGTGTGATCAGGATATCTCCCGGCTCTTTTTCAACGGATGGATCCAATTGTTGCCATCCTCGTGCAGTCAGCTCCGGAACCATGTTGCTTGTCGTGGATGCACCGCCCGTGTCGAACCCGGCGTTTCGTAAGGATGTTACGATTGAAGAACTACAGTCATAGTCTGGTCCCCATCGACTTCCCTGATCGTAGCCGTGAGAATCATCATTGCAGAGATTGATCATGTTTTGAATCGCCTGTGCTAAATCTGCCATTAGAACGCACCACCTTCCTTTGTTTCTCCGCCGATACAAATCCCGTCAACAAATCTCAAATAGCTGCCATCAGAGAATTCTGCGCGTCCAGATTTTCCGGTATACCCGCCGGGCACTCTGATTCCGCCTATGATACTATTCCCATTAGGCCCCCATAGTTGAGTTGTTCCATCTCTTCTGCAAACAATGCTGGATCCTTCGCCACCATATGATTGCATGGTAATCCCATTGTTCAAATAACTGATTATTCCACTGGTTGCCCCGTCTTCGCCTGCCACACTCATTTGACCAGCATTCACTGTTGTCCTCTTCGTTCCGTCCTTACTGATACTGATATATCTGCCTTTCGCATATGCCCCATTCTTATCCAGAACAAGTACTTCATTTCCATCAGCATCCAGAATTTTCGCCACGCCATTTCCGTTATCCTTTCCACCCAGGATCAGCGTTCCTCCCTTGATCCGGTCAGCAAGCATTGTGCCGGCTACAATGCAATCTGCATAAAAGCCCGCACCTGTTCCAAATGTAGTCCAGTTCCAATCCTTTCCGTCTGATGTCCGCCTGGATGCAATCTGGAATCCCATCGTGCCAAGACACATCGCTCCATAAGTCGGAGAGCTTGGATCCAGGTCTTCAAACAGAACTGCTCGAACCGACTGCTTTTCTGCAATGGTGCTCATTGCTTTCAATTGTGCTTTTACTCCATTGATAATTCCCTGTACCTTTTGACCTTTTACGGTTCCATCTGCCCGGATAGCTTCCTCTACCCGATTCACAGTGCTGGCATATTCGCTCAGAAAATTATATTCTGCATCCCCAAGAGTCACCTCTGTCAGCTTGTCTTTAATCGGATCCCACTTCAATTCGACAACTCTTGTATCTGTAATGATCTCCAGCACTCTATGCTTGCAGTGTACGGTATCCCCTAATGACACTGCTTCCAGAGCTTTCAAATCTTTATACAGATCTGTGTCCTGGAGCAATTCCATTGACGCCGAAATCGTAACTTTCGGCTTATCCAGTCCATCGTCATACTGTTCCATGCACTTCTTTTTCAGTGCTGCATCGAGCTCTTCCTGTGAATTGCACACCGTCACGCCATTCGCCACGTCATCATCCGACGCATCCGCAGCCATTTTTACATCCTCAAAAGTCATCACTCCATAGGAAATGTTCGGATATTTGCTAATCAGCGGCGAATCTACCCACTGTTCTGTCCCAGACATCATGTATCCATTGTAGGCTTTCGGAACAATTCTCGTGATCACACTGCTTGTATCGATTTTTTCGGAAAATCCATCCTGCGCAATATTTTTGCCGTACATTACTTGCACGCCATGATCATTTCCCGCTTGCCGGTCAATGTATACTGTATAATTATCGTAAATAATTTCGCCGCCCCACCGGGACAGGAAAGAATTGTCATCGTTCCCGGATAATGCTTCGATCAGATTTTTTGTTTGATAATAAGCAGTGCTGATGGTTGGAATATCAGATTTTCCGCTATACTTTTTGTTCGATGCCATCATAATATCCAGAGCGTCCTGACCATTTTTATTTGTCGGCCGGACATCCATCAGGAAACAATCCTTTTTTGCGTCAAAAAAAACAGGCGTAAGATCTGCGCTCACTCCTGAATCTTTCTTTTCAACGTTTCCAATCCGGAATAACTGTTCTCCATTGAATGACGGCATTTTCACTACTGCATTTTCTACGATATATTTCCATCTGTCTTCCTCATCTATCGGATGAATTAATTCTGCTGTCCAGGCTCCATTCAGGATCACATGGATTTCTGCGCTGGACGGAAGCAGTGGCATATCTCCATTTTTTTCATAATCCGTGTTATCCGGACTATATACTTGAATCATTGTCATACCTCCAATTCGGTATCACCTTCAGGTCAAAGCCAGGAGAAATGCTCACATCATTGTCTCCATATAGTAAATACATACCTTCATACTCCCCCGATATCATAGCATTTTGAAGTGTTCCGTCTTTGCTATATGCTAGGATTCTGTCTGTATCAATAATTATGCTCTTGTGCACGTTTACTTTCATTTGATGACCATTGACCGTTAACATGCAGCTTCCTTCACCGGTGATCTTATACACCGGATGTGATAATCCATAAATGTTTTTCTTTACCTGTTCTGGAGAATATTCTTTTCTTCCGTCCACAGCATAAGCCAGGCCGTCTCTGGTGTGAAATGTAGCTGTAAAATTTCCGATTCTTCCAGACGTCCTTTCCAGTTCTCCAACTTCGACCTTCGAAATCCGGTAATACACCTCTGTATCATCTGAAAAAATCAATCTGGATTCCTTTGCCGAAAGCCATCTTTGAATCTTTCGAAATCTGGCAATAACCTTATCTTCATTCCTATCCCGAAAGTTAAATACTACCTTGATTTCGGTCGGCTCATAACCGCCATCATCTTGGTATACTTTCCCATCTCTTCCTGGTATTTCAATTTCTTTCATTCGCCTCTTGGCGGCCGGAACGGACGGCCGCTCTTTTGCAAATACATTCAGACTGGATCCAAGCATGTCAGCATATTCTATATCAAGTATCATACGCCTAACGCTCCTTTCTCAAACCGAATCTTTTTTGACATTTTCTGAATGATCAGATCAGTCAATACACTAACCAGTTTCTGATCGCCAAGATAAATGTTATTCTCTGCAACAATATTTAATTCCGACAGCGCTTCTCTGATCATCTCTGCAATCATTGCATTATTTGCCTGATTCTCTTCCCGGATGTATCGGCGAAGGTTGTCAATTGGCAATACTGCCTCTTTCCCTTTTTCACCGCCTCCCATGAGACTATTCCCATTCATTCCGAAGATAGTAGGACTGTTTAGAATACCGCCATTTGCATACCAATCTACTGAAAACTTCGGTGTCCTTGGTGGTGTCAAACTGAAACCGCCCTTAATTTTAAAATGTGGCAGCTTAATCTTCGGCAGCTTCCACTCGAAATCAAGAAATCCTTTTATAGAATCCGCAACGCCTTTTATGAAACTTTTGATTCCCCCGAACACCGCATTTACACCATCTCGAAACCATTCACATTTATTGTATAAAGTCACAAATATTGCGATCAAAGCAGCAACTCCCGCAATAATCAGTACTATCGGATTCGCGGCCAGAATTGCCCACAATGCTTTTGCACCGGTACCAATTGTAGAAATTACACCTGGAATTTTCGCCATTACAGGTGCCAGCTCGGATGATATCTGAAGGATTTTAGATACCCCACCGGAAACCTTGCTAATCATCGTAAACATTGGTCCTAATGCTGCTGCCAGAAGTGCAACCTTTACTATCATTTCCTGTGTGCCAGGTGAAAGAGAATCCCACATATCAACCAAATCATGCAGGATCGGTGTTATCACGCCCAGGGCTTCTGCCAGTACAGGCCCCAATGTATTTCCTATATCGTACCCAGCATCTTGAAGTTCATTTAGTGTTATTTTAAACTGATCTGCCGGATCTAAAGTAGCCTCAAACGTATCTGACACATTTCCAAGATTATCATTCAGCGATTTTCCAAGATCTTCGAAATTCAGTTTTCCATCCTGGCAAAACTGAGCCAGTGCCGGACCCGCTTTTGCTCCAAAAAGATCTACCGCTGCATTGTATGCATCTGCTGAAGACTTTGAATTCACCATCGTATTTTGCAAATCTGACAGTGCTTCTTTCATCGTCTTTCCTTCGCCCGATGCATTTACCAGTGCTTTCTTCAAACCTCCCATAACGGCCGAAGTGTCAACTCCGGAAGTCTCACACTGCCCAAGGAACACAGCTGCATCTGCTGCTGACATGCCAAGTTCTTTCAACGATGCTGCATTTGTCACCATCGAGGACGAGAGTGTGTCCATAGAAATTCCGGTATCCTGTCCCACCTTATTCATAGTATCAAGCATTGCTCCAGCATCCTCTGCCGATAAATCAAACGCCTCCAATACCTTCTGGACACCGTCAATAGATGAAGATACATCTGTATTATTCAGAACAGAAAATTGAACAAATTTTGTCGATAAATCTTCTAATTCTTGTCCGGTAAGATGGAATCTTGTGTTGACCTCTCCGACTGCGGAACCTGCTGTTGCAAAATCTGTCGGAATGCTTTTCGCTATGTTTCTTGCACTGTCTTGCATTTCTGCCAGTGCATCTCCCGTGGCTCCTGTTTTTTCAACGATGATGTCCATTCCTTCATCGACTTTTGCCCACGCTGCCATAACTCCAGTTGCAGTTGCTGCCACCGGTGCAGTTACATTTTTATTCAGACTACTTCCAATCTTCCCTGTTGCATCACTAAAATTTCCAACTTTCTTGGAATAATCTTCCAATGTAGCAGCTCCGCTTTGCAGCTTTTTATTAACATCATCCAGACCTTTCTGATAATTATTCAAAGATGCTTTCGCATTATCTAACTGCTGTCTTGTCTTTGAAATTGCAGCTTCATCTCTGTTTTCTGCGCTTTCCTGTGCCTTTAATATTTCTGTCAGTCTTTCCACTTTTGCGCTGTAAGTTTCTGTCTGACTTTGCAAATATTCCTGTGTTGCCCGCAACTTTTCCGCAGAAGAAGTACTTTTATCCCATTCAGATTTCGCTAATTTAAATGCAGAACGGTTTTCATTCACAGCATTATTTACATCTGTCAGCGATTTTCTGAAATCAACAGCGCCATCTGCCTTAAATGACAACCCCACAGTTTTTAAATCACTCCCTGCCAAATCCCGCACCTCCCTTCTGTTCTAATTCCATAAAGATTTCCAAACATTCATTAAAAAAGATGGGGTCCGAGTTCATGAATTCATCTTCACTCATTCCCATCTTTCTTGCCATGACCATATATTCTGCCCAATCGATGTCTAATGTCTCTTCTTTTTTCTCTTTTTCGCCGGATGTGTCGAAGTTTTCGCCTGTTCTTTTTTTTTATATTTTTCTACCCTCTGTCCAAATTCTTCAAAAAGCTCTTTAATCTCATCCGGATCCATCGGCGTCAATATCATTGCTTCCTCTTCATCCACTTTTATGCCATTAGATCTTAGGATAATGTAGATTAGTTTTGCCGCAGCTTCCATGTTCTCAGCGTCGGAGAGCTTTTTCTTTTTATTCAACATTTTTTCCAGACCGGTTTTTTGCACAAGGTACAAGGTCATAAAATTGACCTTGACCTCTAACTTTGTTCCGTCTGTGAGTGTGATAAGCTTTTCATGCATTCCTGCTCACCCTTTTCTTATTCTGCTCCGGCCACTGCTGCCAGATCTTCTTTTGTCAGGATCGGCTTACTGAAGAACTTTTCTTCTGTCAGTCCTTCCGGCGCTGATCCGCTTCCTACACGTGCCACAATGTCTCCGTCATTATTAAATGGATAAGCTTTAATTTTAATCGTGTCGGTCTGATCACTGGCTTTCTCTTCCGATGTGGCAATGTCGTCAGAGTTTTCCGTGAGCCTGCATTTCGGATACCAATCATACCGGAATCCACCTTTTCTCAGTTTTACAACTTTACCGTATGCAAAATATGGCCGGATCCGGTTGCCGCCGGATAATACCAGACCTGCAGTATCCACGCTGTCCCCTCTCATCTTCGCAAGAGTATCATCCGGGAATGCTACCACTTCCACTTCCACTTCATGAGATGATGTCTCTGAATCGGAATCGTACACTTTTCCCGATGCGTATGTGTCACTTGTTTCTGTGTTTTCCGTAACCTTTACGCTTTTAACGACTTCCGTTTTTTCCACGTCAGTTTCATAATTTCCGGAGAAGCTGCCATCTTCACTGTCCTGTGCAAAACAGATATACTGTGCACCGACCGTTTCTTTCATGGGTGGTTTTCTCGTTTTAATCGCCATCTCTTTTCCCTCCTAATCAAATATTCTTTCTATCATTTTCCTGTAATATCTTTCTTTATTCTGCTGGAACAACGACTTCAGGTGCGCCCTGCTTGCCATCTTTTTTGTTCCGTGTTCTACCATTGGGCCGTAATACTTTCCCCATCCGACTTTTATCTCTTTATCGGATCGCTCCATTGCAAAGGTATTAATCAAATGGGTGTAGCCCGGACTGTTGATCTGGCTCCTTGGTTTTGGCAGCTTTCTCAGATCATTCAGGAATTCTTTTGCTCCGGCTTCCACTGCATCCAGTGCATTGTCTTCGCTCACGTTCTCCGCATATTGCTTCATCAGCTCTTCGAATTCCTGCATACCGGAATCATCAAATGTTATTTCTCCGCCATCATAAGATCTGCTCATAAGCTTTCTCCGACAGTTTCAAGCGTGAAATAAGAATGCCAGATTCTGTCATCCACATTAAATTCATGAGAAATTAAAGGATGATATCCGTGATCTCGAAGTATATTCCTAAGATCTATAAGAGCCTGCTCTCTTGGCTTCTTTGCATAAAAGCTGATCTGCCAGGTTGTAATTGTTTCGTATTCCAGGCCGGAAGCCATATCATCTTCCCAGGCAATTTCCCAGTAATCAATCCGGGGGAATGTCTTTTCGTTTTTCAGACTTGAGACGCCCTCATTTACTGGACATCCTACAGATTTCAAGATGTCACTCAGTTCCTGTTTCATCATTTTTCAAAACCTCTCGATCTGTCACTGCCGTTTTTAATGTCAATTCCGTTTCGGGGAATCCGTCTTTGCTGATTACATGTGCTGCATTGTAGACTTCGTGCTGGACTCCATCAATTACGCACACGCTCTTGCTATTTATACCCTTGTATCTCGGAATGCTTATTTTCATGGTTACTTCTACGCTGTCCGCTGACAGCTTTGCTCTGGTGGTGTCATAGACAGAAAGTTCCCGGTACCAGATTTTCATGCCAGTGCCTCTCAAGTTTTCTACCGGAAAATCTCCGCTATTGTCTTCCTCTATCTGATAAAGTTTAAAAACTCCATCCGTATATTCAGGCATTGCTCTCATTTTCCGGTACCTCTCTTTCCATCTGCCACATCAGAATCACGCTGGAATAATTGTCCAGGAATTCGTTCACCCGATGGTGAAATGCATAATACATATAGTTTTTCAGCAGCATTCGATACGTAAGATCTCCAGAAATATCACATCCAGGATTTAATTTTCCAACTGTGATTTCTCCTTCTTTTGCCAGATTCTCCAATTGTGCATCCGGATAATAAGGCGGGATCTGAAATTCTTCCCGCATTTCTCCTACAAGAGTTGTCAGTTCTTTCTCGCTCATGTCCCGCCCCCTGATTCTACTGCTGCGGAATTGTTACCTGTGTAACCGGCAGCACATACTCTTCCAGTTTTGTCACATCAAACACAACAGCTACATTGTCATCAACGGCTCGACCATTTGCATAGCAGCTTGTTACAATCAGATCCGCATTCTCCATTGCCTTTGTCTGATCATATTCGTTGACTCTCACACCGGTTGTTCCCATTGTGTAATAACCTGCAATTGTAAAAGCAGCTTTTCCTTTCGGGCAATTTGCATCTACCACTTTTTCAATGTCAATAAAGGACTTATTAACATATCCCCCGGTCAATGCTTCTCCGTACATGCATGGATCCACATACTCTGCTTCATCAGACGGGTTGCAGATCAGATACAGCTTATCAACCACACGCTTTCCATCATTTGTCAGAGTTTTTCTCACATTAGCAAGTCCCTTCGGGCTAAACTTTGTGATATTCGTCAGAACCGTTTTTGCTTTATTGGTTCCGTCTTCATTTGTAGTTCCGATCTGGCGGAAGATTCCGATCGGTCCGGTCTTCCCATCGCCATCCAGATATCCCTTTACAAGTCCATCCTGCATTGCTTCTGCCAATATTGCTGTGAAATAGCGATCTACAAATTCCAAAGACAACTCTCGAATTGCTTTCGGAATGACCAGATAAGCGGTCAGCATATGTAAATCAATATTCAGTGCTGAGATTGTGGCTGAAAGTTCGCCTTTTACGGCATCTGTCAAAGCTCCCCATACTGCTGTACCGGAGTGAGATGCTACCACCCACTTCTTCACATTTGCAGGTGCCATATTCACCAAGCTCAGGATCGGAGATGCTTTTTTCACATCGTCCAGTGTCCGGTCAATAATCTCCGTCGGGATGATATCAATCTGGTTTGCAGTAATGGACTGGCGAATATCCTTGAAACCTTCATAGAACTCTTTTTCCTTCTGGGACAGATTCCGCAGTCCAAGCTGCTTTTTATACTCTGCATCATGATTTGCCCGCTCTGATTCTGCCACCACCTGATTGATCAGGTCAGCGTGCATTTCTTCCACGATCATGTCGATTGACTGCATGATTGCTGTTGCCTTTTCTTCCGGTGCAGCATTGTTCAACATTTCCACAACTTTGTCTCTTACTTCCTGGCTTAAGTCTTCAATTCTCATTTTCATTCTCCTCCATTAAAAAAAGCACCCCATCCGGTGCTGTCTGCCTTGTGACTTTTTTTCTTTGTATCTTCTTTGAAAAGCGGCATCAACTTTTGTACCAACAGATCTGCAACCTGTTCCACGGATTTCTCCGTCACCTGCTGCCCTGTCGGAGTTGCTAAAACCCTCTTTCGAATACTCAGGAACGCCGACTGGCTCACTTCGGAATTCTCTTCCTTTTCGGTCCGTGTAGCAAGTCCATACTCCACAGCTTCTTCCGCTGTGATCCAGGTCTCTTCATCCATCAGTTTCTTAATCTCTTCTTCAGAAATTTTTGCCCGGTTCACATAAGCATTCACTGACGCCTGTGTGATCTTTTCCAGATCTTCTGCTTGTTTTCTCAGTTCCTCTGCATTTCCCATAGCATATGTCCAGGCATTATGAATCATCAACAGAGAGGATTCATTGATTACTCTTTCTTCTCCGGCCATAAAAATGACGGAAGCAGCTGAGCAAGCGAACCCATCGCAGATTGTGGTCACCTTCATTTCACTGTTTTTCAGAGTGTTGTAGATGGCCAACCCCTCTGCAACTTCTCCCCCGTAGCTGTTGATGTGCACATTAATTGCATCCGCTTCCAGACTTTGCAGTTCTTTTACGATACTGATTGCTGACACATCACTCTCAAGCCACGGCCATGAAGTAATATCCCCGAAGATGTACAGTTCTGCCGGTCCGTTTTCTTTCGCTTCAAGCGAATAATACTTTGGCATGTTCTTTCTCCTTTCTTCTTTTTTCACTGTTTAACGGACAGCTCCGAGATATTGGATCACCTGCTTTCTTATTCCGAACGGATATGTGCTTTATTCAACTCCTTCTCCCTCCTCTCCTGTGGAATAGTTTTTGGTCAATGCTCTGGCATTGCTGAAATCTGTATCCAAAATCGGATATCCAACCATCTCGCGAATTTCGTCAAAGCTCCATCCATCTGACCTCAGCTTGTCCAGATTGCTTGCATTGTCTACTACATCCACGTGCTTGAACCGTGCAAGCCATACCAGAACCTTTTCTTTTTTATTTGCATAATCATCAGCACCTACCAGCTTCGCTGTGAGCTCGTCATTTATCACTTCCGCGATTGGCCCAACGGCATAGGTGATAAATTCATTTGTCGCATCACTCTTTTCTGTAATGTTTCCCTGAAAGACTGCTTCCGGAATATCATAGGCTGCTGCCACCGTGTTATTAATCTCATTTGCGACCTTGCTCAGCTCCTCCGCCTTTACGCTGGTCTTAATATCCATACTCTCCAATAGCACGCCCTGAGATTCCGCAAGTACCGTCAGTTCTTCCGTCTCCAGTAGTTTTTTGATTTTTTCCGCATACTGCTCTCTTGTATATTTCTTTCCTTCTTTTCCGTTTTCACCAGCTTCCACCAGGTACGCTCCCGGTGCATCTATTTTCAGCTTGAATTTTGGCAAATTTGCCATTCGCATCATTGCATTGATAGAATTCAGGGTCTTATCATACTGTTCCACCACTGTATTCAAAAACAGACGAACTCTTGCATTTTCATACCGGAGATGAATGACTTCTGAGGCCAAGAAAGTCTTATTTAATTTATAAGTTTTTCCGGCATTCTCAATCATGATATCCCGATAGATTCTACCGGAAAGCACCGTGTCGTTCGTGCTCCATGTCGATACCCGATAATACTTTTTGCCCATCCGGATGATGACCGCTTCTTCTTCTCTCAGCAGCGTTTTTACAACTTTTGTCCAGAAATAGGTGCCGTTTTCATTATCATTCGGCTGAATGTTCAGTCGATATTCCAATTCCCTTTTCTGGTCGCTCTTTGTCTGGAGCAAGATGTCCGACTTTGCAATCGCTTTTGCTATCATTCCTTCCGCTTTTTCAATTGCAAGCTTAGACAAGTTTAATTTTTCCAGTTCCACAGCTATCATTTCTGCCGTAGATCTTAGCTCCTTATTTCTATCCTGAAACAGAAATTCAAACATTTTCATCCTCCCGCCTTATATATAAATAATCTGTGATTCCAGTTCATCTTTGCAGAACATTGCCACATCAAATGCCATGAATCCATCGTTCTTTCTGAGTTTTGGCTCGATTTTTCCAAACGTCTTGTTGCCGAATTTATCTTCTGTGACACTGGTATTGTTCGTGTACCATCTCATGATGGCCGATGGCCCGAAGTTGATCTGCCCCTGGCTGAACGCAGCCTGGATAAACGGAGCAATAATTCCGGTTGCTGATGCAATCTTCCGGATTAACCGCACAATGCCGTTCGGGTTCTTCCGATCTTCGATCGTCAGTCCTTTTTCTTCAAATGCCATCTTGAACAATGTATACCGATAGGTATCCATGACAATTTTTTTCACCTCATAGCCTCCAAATTGTTCCATGCACCACTCCACGATCATATTCACATCGATCACAGGACCGGGCACGACTTCGAAATCATCAAATTCCGGCTGTCCCGCATTCTTCAATGGAAACTTGATAGAATCTAAAAAAGGCGAGTCCGCACAAATCCATGTGTGCTGCCGCCATACAAATTCTCCATCTTCTGTTTTTGTCAGAACCCCGGCAGATGCAAAGTCGCGGACATCTGCATAATCAATACCGATCACAGCTGGTGATCTGTATACCTCCGGAGTCTTCCTCGGAATTTTCCGTTCCAGTTCTTCCGGTGTTGTGCCTTCATAGCAGGCACGCAAAACATTCTGCCAGGTTGTAACTGTCTCCTCTTCTTTCCGTGCCGGTTTGTTCATTCTCTTTGTGATAAACTCCGGTCGTTTCGAAGGAATTTTCTTCATCTCCAGGTAGTCTGCCATGATCTGATTTTCCAAAATCGGCATATATTCCAGGGATGGATTCGCCTTGTGCCAGGCATCCGGTATATCCACTTCGTCCATGCTGTCTATTTCACAGATGTACGGATAATATCCCAGGGGATTTTCTCCCGTGGTAAGAATTTCCGCACACATGGCTGTAATTTCATCCAAAGGGCCATCTCTTTCATATCCGTCTGTTGTGATAATAAACTCTCTTGAATGCTTCACTTTTCCGAAAGAGGACTCAAACACATTTATCTGATCATAATTCTCATAGGCATGAATCTCATTCAAGACCAGACACCCCGTTCTTTTTCCATCCTTTGTTCTTGCATTGGATGCGTTGTATCTCATTTCGGATCCAGTAACCAGATTCCGGATCAATTCCTTGGTCGTTGAAAACTTCCCTTTGAATTTCGGGTTCTTATCAAGCATGTCATAGGCTACTTTGAAAGTATCTTTCGCCTGCGCCTCTGCATTTGCCACGATCTCCACATGATAATTTTTCACCCCGTACAACGGAGTCTGAAAAAAGTTGACCAATGGAACAATAAAGCCATCTTTCCCGTTCCCTCGTCCTTCCTTAATGAAGAACTTCGGGAAGACCGGTATATCATTCTTGTAGAAAAAAGCAAATGCATAAATAAATTTTTGAAACGGAAACAGTGGATAGTAATTTGTTTCACAATATTTGATGCAGTTATGGAAGGTTTCCTCATCAAAAAAAACATCGTTCCGCTTCAGCAACGGCTTTACGATGTTTTCAATCAAAAGCTTTCTTTTTTTGTTTATCCAATTCGGATGTTCTTCGGCATATTTTAGATACTCCTCAATTTCTTTACAGATAACCATCTGTCGGGTTCTCCGGTTCTGGTACCGGATCCTTTAGCTTTAAATCTGCCAGAATCTTCAACATGGTTGCGGTGGTTTTCTGCAGATTAACGACGCTCTCATTTGGCTTTTCAACTTCTATGCCGTTTCCGTTCACCATCGAATATCGGATTCCATTGTTTCTTATGTCCGAAATCAATTTCTTTTTGAGCGTCCAGTAATAAACATAGTCATCTATCATATCCATGTAAAACTCCGCATTCATTCCACGGAGCTCCAGTTGCTTCACCAACGAATTTTTAATTTCAGTTTTTGTCAATCAAATCACCACCTTATTTTCAAAAATATGCCGTTTTTTCTTCCTTTTTCTTGAAAAAATTCCCTTTTATTCGATTTCCTGAAAATTTCCCTTCTTATAGAAAATTCTCATTGACTCCCCACCCTTTTCACGCGAGAATCAAATCTTTTTCCAGAGTCATG